ATAACTTCTTATAGGAGCACCTGATAAAGCTCCAACCATTTGTCTTATTTGTCCAGCAGGATATTCTCGTTTTTCTATAAAATCTCTATAACCTTCTGCAAGACCAGCTTGTTCTATACCACGTGCATTTTGACCGTAGGCTTGAAGACCTTGTGAAGCTGCTTGTAAAGCTCCTATCTGAGTAGTTGCTCCTTGTAATTGTGAAGCTCTATCTTGAGCAAATCTACTTGCACCTGATTCAAAACCTGCTTGTCTTAATCTAGCTGACGTATCAGCGACTGAATCTAAATATCTTCCTTGTCCTAAAACATTTTCTATACCTTGTCTTTCTCCACCAAAAGCTCCGGCTCCTACAGCAGAAGCATTCATAGCTCTTTGAGATTGTCCATAAGCTTCTCCTAAATCTCCTAATGCTCCTGAAATAACTTGATTCTCATAAGGATTAGCATAAGCTTGAGCTGTTGCAGTATCATAAGTTTGATTTGCGATACCTGCTAATTGACCAGCTTGAGGAATTACTTGGTTTTTATAAATATTTTCAGCTTGTATTTCTGAAGGATCTAATTGAGCTACACGTTGACCTGGATATGCAGTATGTTCTTGACTAAAAACATTCTCTGCTGTTCTTAAAGTTCGTTCTTGAATTTCTTTAAAGTATTCGGGTATATCATACCTAGTCTCTGATGAGCTAGGTGCCTGTACTATTGTTGTGCTTGGTTTGAATAAACTACCCATTGACTATAAAAGTTCCTCCTATAACTTTAAAACCTAATTTAATAAAGGCGTTATTTTTTCTTTCAACATCTTTACCTTGGAATATTTCACATATAGCAGTAACTTTATTAACTAATGCATATTCCTTAAATACTATCATTAAAGAACGAAAAATGCTAAATCTTCGATGTTGTGGATTTACGTGTAACCATAGAGTTCTCATAAATTTTTTATCACTATACCACGTTTCATCGACTGTAGCAGCTAATGTTCCTACAATAATATTTTCATATTCTACTACTATAACAAAACTATTCTTAATGTAAAATACTATATTGTCTAATGCTTTTTTATTATTAGTATTTCCAAAGTTAAATGGAGCCTCTATTAACCATGTTTTTAATAGCTCTCTTATGCGAACAGCATCAGAAATCTGTGCTTTTCGTATTTTATATTTATCTTTTTCCATCAGCTCTTAAATTAACTCTTAAAGTTCCAAATCTCCAATTATCTCCAATTGCTGTATTTTCTATTTTAATATTAGATTGTCTACCACGAATCCTTGTATTAATAAAAGGTGTAGTGTTGCTGACAGTTAAAGTTTCACCAGTTTGGCTATTACCATAAGGATAATCTCTAGTAGTTAAAGTAATTATAGCATTTCCAGTTTGATTTTGAAAATCTGGTATTACTTTATTTATAAACATAAATTGTTCTCCATCAGCTAAATCTCCATCTCCAGATTGAATATATGCAGATAAGGCAGAGCCATCAGCATCTACTCCATTTTCCATTCTATAAATTAAACTTCTTCCAGCTGTTAAACCATTAATTTGAGAATAAGTATTAGCTGTAGCATTGGCTGTATAATCAGTAGCTAAAGGATTTAATTCAACTCCATTGTCTTGATAAGTACTTCTATTCATAGTACCAAAACACCAAGAGTTTTCTAAATAATTATATATTATATATCTATCACATTGATCCGAGGAACTAGAAGGATAATACCATATTACTTCAGAAAAATTTGAGTTTTGTGCTGCATATACTTGAGGATATTGAACTTTATTTATATTATCAAATACATGATTTAATACAGGACAAGGTATTTCTTGAACAGAGCCGGCATATCTAAAGAATTGTCCATCTGACATCCAGTAAGCTACATCATCTATTACTATTGCAGAATGTAATCCAACAGCTCCACAATCATTACCTAGTTGTCTAAAACCAAATATAAAAGGTGGACCAATAAATGACATTGATTGCATTGTTGTATCAGTCCATACTAGAATAGTTCCTTTAGCAGGACGTGCACATCTAATTTCACTTCCGCCTGCTATTCTTTGAGAACCCGCAGAGTTAATTACATTAGGTGTCCATTGATTATAATTTTCTTGATCAGACCAACGAATAAACATTTTATCTTGAGATAATTCATCTCCAATAGTTGTTTCTGTTCCCATACATACAACGTGTCTAGTTTCTGTTGATATCATCGATAAAGTAGAAGTAGTAGGAGCATTAGCAATTACAGTAGCTCTATTACCACTCATTCCTCCTGAAGTATCCCATTCATAAGTTCCACCATCTTTTTGAGTAATAACTAAATCTTCACCCCAATTATTGATAGTCCATAACCTTGCATCAAGAGTTACATTAGAAGTTGCTCTAGCAGTTCCCCAAGTACTCATACTCCAAGTTCCTGATCCCCAACCATATCCAAAAGTTTGTTCGCTTGGACCTATATTTAATTGATAAGTAGCAGTACAATTACCAGTAGGACCAATTGTTGATGTAGCTGTAGCATTACTTGAAATTATATAAGCATCGACATTAGTGATAGATAAGATTTCATATTCAGCATCTAAAGTTGTAGCAGGAATTCCTCCTACTGTTCCACTAGAACTGGTAAGAGTTACAAAATCTCCTACTATCGCTCCATGTGAAGTATCAGAAATAGTTATATTAGCACTAGTGTTAGTAGTAGTAAAAGCATTAACTAAATTAGCAGTTTCTCTTATAGGAGTAATATCTTGATTATCACCAGAAGCATAAGCATAAACTTTTCTATCAGTTCCTAGAGCTTCGTATCTAGCTCCATTTAAAGAAAACCACTGTTCTAAAGCTCTTCCTACTCCAACATAATAAGCTGTACTAAACTTATTCCAGCCTCCTATTTTTTGAGGAAGTCCTTTTCGAAATCTGATCTTATCTCCGTCAATCCATCTACCTTCTGCACCGGTTTCTGTATTTTCAGTATCTAATCCAGGTTGAAAACTTAATTGAGTTAAAGGCATAATATATATTATATAACAAAAATTATAAAATTATACTAAAATTTACTTTTTGTAAATAATCTATATGTCAGAATTCTTTAATTTTTCTATTTCTATATTTATAATTTCGTTATCCCCATACGCTTCTTTATCCCCTGTTTTTAAATAATAGTCATCATAAGAATGATGATGAAATATGCCATGTTTTTCTACATAGTGGAAAAAGACTTGAGCTAATCCTCTCCCTTTATATATTCCGGGTCGGGAATGATGTATTACACAACCAAGATATATAATAGCCTCTCCTTCTTCTAGTTCAATAGTTTTATCACCTATAATTAAAGGCCAATCATCTAATTTTTTAATACAGGCAGTTGCACTAATTTCACATGCGGGGCGATCAGTATGCCTATGTAAAAATCCGCCATCTATATAGTATCTCCAATAAGCATATGTTGGGGTTAGTTTAAGGAGGGTTTCTTTTTCTACTAAACTTTGTTTTTCTTCTAAAAGTTTATACATTAAAGGGTCCTGATTCCAAGATGGACAATTAGTCATATCATCTAACTCATATCCATAATCTTTACCATTTCCTCCCCCCTTGTGTTTTAATTTTTCATCACACTGCCTTTGGCATAACGCTAATTCGTCAGGCAAGAAAAAATTTTTAATTATTTTGTATTTAAAATCAAATATATTAGACAAAATTAAACCATCCTGTTATGATATATTTAATCTCTTTAGGTGCAATACAACCTCTATGGAGATAGGTCCATTCTGCCGGCCATATGAGAGTAAGTCCTTCTTCCGGTTTTACTTTTATTTTCTGATGAAAAAACTCCGTCTCTCCTCCTTCTTCTATGGTATTCAAGTAAGTCATAAATACTAAATGTCTTTTTAGAATGTGACCCTTCACACCTTTCTCCGAGTGAAACTTATAAAATCCTTCATTAGGTAAATATCTTTGTATATTAACAAGAGACCATAGCCCCCATAAATTATGAGCTTCAGTAGCTGGAAATACGGTAACATATTCATTCATAACTTGATGTAAACTATCGTGGTATTCTTTAAGGAAAGAAAAACCATCTTGAAAATCATGAGTATAATCGGTTGAGTTCTTCTCGTCTTTCTTTATTACTTCTTCTTCATTTTTATAAACCAGACCTTTTTTCCATTGCATAGATTTACAATTAAAATTATTAATTACATCTCTACATATTTTTTTGTCAATATACCATCCTTTGATAAAGAAATTTTCTTTATTTAAAGGATGAGGTTTAAGAGAGAATTCCATATGATAAAATTATCCTCGGAGTTAATCCAATAGCTGTATGAGTAATTCCTCTTTCTAAATAAATTAAGTCTCCTGGTTCTAGTTCAAAAACTTCATGGCCTATTTTATAAAGAGTAGATCCAGCTAAAGACAATACATAAACGTCATAGTCATCTTTGTGCGTAACACTAGAAGCTCCTGTACGAAAAGAAAAGAATATATCTATGTCAGAAGAACCACCTTTTATATTAAAACTATCATCTAATCTTTTTTTTATATTATTAAATTTACTATCTTTTTCTACTCCTTTAAGTTGAAACACTGATCCACAAACAAAATTCTGATTCCAGGTACTAGATATACGAGATTCAAAATTATTATTATTAATTAAAAGAGCCAAAGAATTAAAGTCAAAAGGCTTTGTAAGTTCTATAAATTTTTTTGTAACTAAATTGGTCATACTTGTTGGACGGTTAATTCGAATGCTGTTTTATATTCATAGTTCCCCATCTTACCTCCAAGAAAATAATTAGATGCAAATACAATACGATCCCTTTCCATAGTATTTGGTGTTGTGCTATGTCTCAAATGACCAGGGAAAATAATCATGTCTCCACTTCGTAAAGGAAAGCTCCATGAACCGGAATTAAAAATATTATTTTTTGTAATAGTATAATGAAATAAATAACCTTCTTCTAATCGACTACGTTCTAAGACTATTCTTAAATCACCTGCATCGCATTGAGCATAATAAAGCATACTAAATAAACAATTTCGATGAATATGTTCGGCGTGAGAGGAGCCTTGTTTATTAATGGTAATCCAGCT